ACGCATACGTATGAGGTGACGGAGCCCGAAGGCAAGAAGAACGTCTGGGACTGGCACAGCCTCTACAAGACGGCCTTCCGCATTCACGCCGCACTGGTGGGCACCGCATGATCACCGCGATCATGGACTCTCGAGCACTGCGGAGATCCCTGCAGGAGGTGCGGCGCTCCGCCTACAAGGGCCTCCGGACGGAGTTCCGGGCGATCGGCCGCGACTTCAAGAAGGATTTCGTCAGCGCCCGCCTGTCGGGAAGACCCGGCATCAAAGGCCGCCGGTCCATGCTTCGGACCGCGACCAAGGGCAGCAGGCTCACGAACCTGCTGCTCAGGCTCAACTTCTTTCCGCGCTACATCGGCATTCACGAGAAGGGCGGCACGATCAAGGCGAAGAGCGCCTATTCCTCATTGCCAGGAGGTCCCTATCTCCGAGTGCCCGTCGGGATCTCCCGCACCGAGCGACGGCGAAAAGCCTCATTCGTCAACACCTTCATCGCGCGCGGCAAGGGCGGCCAGTTCACAATCTTCCAGCGCACCGGCGCCGGAAACATCCGTCCGCTCTTCGTGCTGAAGAAGCAAGTCGTCATCCCCGCGCGCCTCGACTTCTACGCGACTTGGCGCAAGGGACTTTCCGTCGTGCTCAAGCGCGTCCAGAACGCGCTGCACCTGACCATGACCCATGCCTTCGGGAAACGATGACGAATGGCCGACACGATATCCGAGCGCATCCTGCAGAACGTCGAAACGACGCTGCTCGGGATCACCACCGTCGGCGGCTACTCGGTCACGGTGGCGCAGGTCTACAGGAACACCGACACGACGCTGATGCAGACGACGTTTCCCTTCATCGATCTGGCCGAGCCGCAAGAGGACTCGCTCGAGGAGCCGATCGGGCTCACCACCAAGTTCATGCACCTCACGCTCACGCTCTTCATCAGCAACGACAGCGCACCGGCGAACAAGGTGATGAACAACTTCATCGGCGACGTGACCAAGGTCCTCCTGGTCGACCACACCCGCGGCGGGCTCGCTGTCGACACGACGTTCCGCGGCGAGCGGATCACCGTCGACGAGACGAACGAGCCGTTCCTGCAAACCTCGCTCACCGTCGACATTCACTACCGGCACAAGTACGGCGACCCGACGACTCTCTTCTGAGGTGATCAGGTGTGGCGATCCCCATCACCGAGTTCGAGCCTGTTGAACAACACGATTACGACCTACTGCAGTCGAGCGATGAGATCGGGCCCATTCAGCGCGCGCTCCGTCGGCCCGAGAGGATCCGGCGCTTTCGCCTCGTCTGGAAGCTCGCATCGCTCGCGGATCGCGACGCGGTGGCTGCGGAGTTCAACGCGGCCAAGGGGGGAGCGGGCACGTTCTCGTTTACACCCATCGACGAGCTCACGCCGGTCACCGTGCAGTTTGAAGAGGACTCGTTCCGATGGGACTGGGTATCGCCCAAGCGCGTGAGCATGGAAATCGCTCTGGTGCAGGAACTCTACTAGGACGGAGGACGTGACATGGGATTGCTTCTGACGCGCAAGCGAGAGGTCGGCGCCAAGATCGAAACGACCGAGGGGACGGTCAATCCGCCCACGGTCGCCGCCGAGTTCGCGCAGCTGATCTATGAGCCGACGGCGGCGCACGAAGTGCGCATGTTCGAGCGCGACCCAGCGCGCGTGACCCTCTCGACCTTGGACGAGATCCCGGGCATCCGATCGGGCAGCCTCCGCTTCCGGAGCGAGCTCCGCGGCTCGGGCGTGGCGACGACGGCGCCGAAGTGGGGCGTGCTCCTTCGCGGCTGCGGATTCCGCGAGGAAAAGCTCTCAGAGGTCACGGTCACGGCACCCAAGACCGGCATCTTCCTGCAGGGCGAATCGTTCACCACAACGGGCGGCGAGGCGGGCGTCATCCACCAAAACGCTGACATGGGCACTGCGACGACCCTTCGTTACGTGCTGACCACCTCCTCCATCGACCAGCCTGACCCGGGCGATACCATCACCGGGGTCACCTCAGGAGCGACGGCTACGGTCGGCGGCATCGCCGGTGCGCAGATCGGGTTCCGATATAGACCATGGAGCATCGACCCCCAGGTCGACGACGTCAACGGCAACTACTTCGGACCCGGCAGCCTCACGCTCGCCATCATGGAGGACGGCGTGCGGAAGCTCTTCAAAGGCTGTCGCGGCAACGTCAACTTCACCATGAACGTGGGCGAGCCCGGCTTCATGGAGTTCGAGTTTTCCGGCGTCGAGGCTGGCGTCTCGGACGTCGCATTCGTGACCGGCGTGGTCTTCGACGCGACGATCCCACCCAAGTTCATGGGAACGAACATCCTCACGCTCGCGCTCGATGCCGGTACCTCTCCGTTCAATCCGCTGATCACGTCCTTCTCGTTCAACCTGAACAGCGAGATCGCGCCGCGCGAGAACGCCAACGACGCGGCAGGAATCCTGTCCTTCAAGATCCCGAAGCGGAATCCCTCCGGAACGTTGGACCCCGAGATGAACCTAGTCGCCGACTACGACTGGTTTAACAAGTGGTTCAACGGCATTGCTCACCGGCTCGACCTCGTCTCGCTCGGCACGATCGCCGGGAACAAGATCGACATCATCATGGAGCACCTACTCTTCTTCCAGGTGGCCGAGGCGAACCGGAACATGATCGACACGAATACCTTGGAGTTCCGACTCCACTCAGACTCGGTGAACAGTTTCGGTGACGACGAGCTCTTCATCGTCGCCACGTGACCAGGGAGAGTGAATGGCAATCGCAGTCGACATGAAGACGGTGATCCGACACGTGCTCGAGCGTGACCGCTCGTTGCCCGCCGATCAGCAGACGACGTTCCTTCTCGGACCCATGAACGCGCGTGAGAGGGCGGCGATGGGCGACAAGCTCCTTGCTCGCCATGAAGGCGGGTTCGTCGAGCTGCGCCAAGAGACGGTCAACCTCGGCGTGCTGCGTGCGGGGCTTCGCGGGTGGGAGAACTTCAAGGACCGCGCGGGAAACGTCCTCGAGTTCAAGACAGTGAGCAACGGCACCGGCCACCAGGTTCCGACGGAAGAAATGCTGGACCTGATCCGCGAGGCTGATCGAGACGAGCTCGTGAGCGTCATCACCAAGGCGACGGAGCTTTCGGAGGACGACGAAAAAAACTGATCCTCGCGGTGCACCTCGCGCAGGAGTCCCTCCCCATGTCCTGCAAGGTGTGCCGCGTTCCTGAGGCGGTGAAGCCTCGCCAAGCCTGGGGGTGTGATGCGGACGCAGCGGAGGACGTGTGGACGATCGAGTGCGTCCGATGCGGCGGGCAGAACCCCACGTGCGAACGCTGCGCGGGAACAGGCCGAGAGAGCGGGCGCCGCTGCCCGCAGTTCCTCCTCGCCGGTCGCCACGACATTCACGAGGTGCTGCGCTTGTACGCCATCCTGAGCAACCACGGTTTGTTGCCGAACGAGGGTGGCGCGCTCGACCAGAGCCCGGCGTTCATGGCGGCGGTGCGCCTGATCGACAATGAGCTCGCCGAGATCAGGAAACGGAAGGCGTAGGCCATGGCCAGCAATGTCACCGAGGTTATCCTCAAGTTGCGCGATGAGGTGACCGCGCGCCTGAACACGATCGAGCAGCAAGTCACGCGCACGGGCCAGAAGTTCGAGAGCACCTTCAAGGGATCGGCCGTCAACGTTCGCGCCTTCGCGCAGAACATCATCTCAGTCGCGCAGAGCGTGAAGGGCCTCATCAACGAGCTCGGGCACTCGTCTGAACGGGTGCTCAACTTCGGCGAGCAGTTCGGCATCTCGACCGACAACGTGCAGAAGCTCGACCTCGCGGCCAAGCTCGCGGGAACGGAACTGGAGTCGTTGACACCGCTCTTCTCGCGCCTCGCCGTCGCACAGGAAAAGGGCGACCTCAAAGGTCGTGACTTCTTCGAAACGATTCAGGACGTCGCCAAAGAGCTGAACGCGATGCCGCCTGGCGCCGAGCGTGCGGCCAAGGCCATCGAGCTCTTCGGGCGCGGCGGTGTGCGACTGATCCCTGTCCTTGCCGACCTCGAGAAGGCGTCGGGCAAGGTTAAGCTGATCAGCAAGGAGGACCTCGAGCTATTGGACCAGGCTTCGGATGAGGTGGACACCTTCGCGACTTCGATCAAGAACCTGGCGACGGAACTTGCAGCGGATGCGATCCGGGGCGCGCCGAAACTGTTCGAGGACATGTTCCCGTTCATCAGCGAATCGGTGCGCGAAATCCGCGAAGCCAAAAAGATCGTGGCCGAGTTTGACGCGAAGTCTTTCGTTGACCTCCAGGGGAACATCGTCCAGTTCAGCCGGAAGGTGGATGCCAAGCCGCTCATGGAGCTCGGCCTGGCGCTCACGGGAATCGCGATAGGACCAGCGGCGGAGAAGCCCGACCCCGAGTCGGTGATCGCCAAGCTACTCAACGACAAGGAACTGAAGAAGGCCGACGAAGAACTGAAGAGGGTGGCCGACACGCTCGCCGAGCTGCACCCACAATTCCGCCGCCTGAACGAGGAGCAGCGAAAGCTCCTCGCGGAGAGGACGGTCAAGGAGTTCAAGTTCCTGGGTGGAACCGGAAGCGCCGAGGAGATCAGGGAAGTCGGCGAGGCGCAGAAGAAGGCGGGACAGGCGACGATCGACCGAGAGAACCAACTAGCCGCCGATCTTCTCGAGATCGACAAGAAGTTCATGCGGGACAAGCAGCGCGT